CGACCCCACCGCCGACGGACGAAAGAAAAGCATTCTCAGTATAGTGCCCTGTAATACCTGCACGGCTGTCTTCAGCATAGTTAAGAAAACAACTGATAGGTAAGCCACGCTTTGTTCCTCCATTTGATAGAATAGGAGTACTAAACATAAACCACAACTTACTTGCATAGTCATACAATCGTTGTGCGTGTGCTTCGTCATCTGCAAACGCTTCTGCTGCACGTGCAAAAGCCTGCTGTGGAGACCCTTCTCCACCTACAAGATAGCGGTCTTGTAGAGTTTTTATACTAAATTCAGAGAGATAACGGTCTCTGCGAAAATCAATTTCTATATCCATTTAATACTCGCTCAATATCATCAATATTGTCTTTACCTATTGCATCATCGCAAAAAGTCATTAGGTCCATTAACTCGTAATTCACGAGTAACTGCTCACCACTTGCATTCAACTCTTGAATGTACTTATAGTGGCTTTGTAGTGGTAAAGCATTATAGATATCAAAAGCCGTGCCGTATTGTTCTATGAGCTGTACTGCTCTCTTCGGGCCTATGCCAGGTATACCTGCTACGTTATCGCCCTTATCGCCTGTTAGACACTTCATCGAGATGTACATCTCAGGGTCAATATCGTAATGCTCTTTCCAATTATCTACTCTTACCTCTTTTCGAGTAACATAAGAGAATCTACCGACGTTTTCTTGTATCAATAAATCCCAGTCACGGTCACTCGAGATGAGCCAAATATACTCTAAATCGTACTTACTCTTGTACTTTACAAGGTGAGCTGCAATATCATCTGCCTCTACACCTTTGTACCGAAGTACGGGATAGTCTTCTGCAAGTACTTCTAAGCTTGCTTCGAACTCTTCAAAGAACTCTTCAAAGGCAAGTCTTTCTGCTTCTGATTGTTCTGCGAACTTTTCTTTTCGATTTTGCTTGTACTCTGGTGATATTCCCTTACGATAAGTAGAAGACCCCCAATCAGCAGTAATAATGATATTGTTGCAATCATAAGACTTTGCTAGACTTTGTACTGTGCTTTGATATTCATATCGAAAATCTGTTCTTCCCTGATGCTTCCAACGAAATGCAAGGTTGAGAGCATCTACTATTAGAGTAGAATTTGCGTCATCATTGACCATCTTATCAGTCAGATTAAACGCCATTTAAAAACTCCACATTTTCTTCTTTAAGCCATACATCTGCAAGCAGAATGTAACAGCCCAACCACTCTATATACATCCAGTGGTTTGTGACTTCTGGAAGAACTTCAGTAACAACAAATACCGCTGACCGATTGTATTTGAAAAACAACAAAGGCTCCTGGTTTCCGCCTTCTGCTTGTTGTACTACTTTCTTCCACCATTTAATTAAGTTATTTGTTCTTGGGGCAGTGAAGACTTTGTCACTTAGAGGAGAACTTTCATAATTCTTTACTTCGATGCAAAAACGATTCTTTGCATGAGGTACATATAAATCTCCTTTGAGATAGTCAAGAGCACCCGAAGCGGGCACTCTCTCAAACTGCAAGCCAGTTGATTCTCGAAGCAAGTCTCGTACTAGATATTCTCCACGAGCCCCCTTTGCTCTGCTATCAACCATCTATATCACTACCCATTAGTATTTCACCAAGCATTTCGTACTTTTCATGATACTCAGCACACTTTGCTAACTCTTCTTCAATTGCTCCCATAATATCAGGATGTTCACCGATTCCTACTGGATTCTTGAGATATACTAGCACATTCGCTTTGTGATACTTCACTTTGCCCGCCAGATAGCTCATCATGCCGTCTGCTATTACGTTCTTCACTTTCTCTCTCCTTTATCATATCGTGGATTAGTCGTCTACGATTACTTTGCATACGTCTTACGTGTCCCATTAATGCTCTAACCTACTTACGTTACCTGACTTGACTACTTCAACTTTGTCGAGTAGAGGATGAGTCCAGCCATGGCTCACGACATAAGTATTCAAGTTTTCGCCCAAAAGTACCTCTACTAATTTTTCACGTCCTGTTTCATCCAGCACGTTAATTACTTCATCGAGAAACAGTATGTTAATCTGTGACTTCGATATACTACTCATCAATTTTCGAATGGCGATGAGTGTAGCGGTGTTGACTCTTGCCAATTCTCCACTAGAGAGAGCAAGAATATCCACGATGTTACCATTATCAGTGATTTGAACATTAAGTTTATCATTAGATACTACAAACTCCAAAGTAAAACGACCATCGGATAATTCTGCTAGATAGTGATTTGTGAGTTCTTCCAACTCTTTCACAAGATTCTCTATCTTATATGCAAGTAAACCATTTGTACTAAAGGCTTTCTTCAATACTTCGAGATGGCTAGTAGTTGCTGTCTCTAGGTCTAGAAGCTCTTGCAAGTCGAACAGCTCACGTTCAAACTCTTCAGTTTGCTCAAGTATTACTTGGATTCTGGTGTTTCGTTTAGTGATTCGTTCATTTTCTCGTGTGAGTCGAACAAGTTCATCCTTTGCAGTCTGTATTCTCTCCTGAATTCCACGAGCCCTACTTTGCAACTCAACAGGATCCAGCGCAGATGCCGGAAGATTATTGTCAATGCTGCGAAACAGCTCATGCCAATCACTTTCAATTTTCCGAGCACGTTGATACTCTGCATTGTCTCGTTTAATTTGTAATATTCTTCGGTTAATTTCATTTTGTTTCTCTTCGGCCTCCTCAATCTTACCTGCCTCTTCATTAATTAAAGACAGAATAAACTCAGAGTCTACAGATTGTTCGCAAGTGGGACAATGGTCTCCTAGCCCGCTCAGCTTGTCTAAGAGCCGCTTTGACCCCGCTACTGCTTGTGAGAGTTGACCAAGCTCTGATTGAAAGCTATCATAAGATTCTATCTTACTTACTTTACAACTTTGTGCTTCCTCGATATTTATCTTAGCGAGCATATCTTTGTAAGTATTATTCTGAGAAATTTTTCTATTTTTCTCAGAGATATTTTTAATTTCAATCATAAGGTTAGCGAGTTCTTGTTCGTCATCTGATGTCTCAATAGAAATTTCAGACACGGGCAGTATGGATGTATCGCTCAATTTGTTATCGTTTAACCACTTTTCGATTGTCGCTATCTTACTTTCAATACTATTGAGAGTTAGCGTACTCTTTCTTGCTTCATCTTTGAACAGCTCAAAAAGTCTAACATAATGTTCTAAGTGTAGAAGATCAATGAGAAACTTCTTACGGTTCGTATCTGTCGCAGTAAGAAACTGTAGACTGCTATTTGTGTTTTGGTATACCAACTGAGAGAAGGTTTTAAAGTCGATGCCAATAATATCTTGGAGAGTCTTGTATGTATTGGTCGCTGTATGAGAACTAATATCTTCTCCATTTTCCAAAAGACGCAACTTAATACTAGACTTCCTATCAATAATAACATCATACCTGTTTCCATCCTTTGTAAACTCAAGATGTATATGATACCCTGCGTTTACATATCTGTTTGGTATATCTGCTTTTTTAATACCCTTTGAGTTTTTGTTGTACAAAGCCTCTTCGATAATTAACGGTATGGACGACTTGCCCATACCGTTAGTACCAAGAACTTGAGTCACAGTATTACTACTTAAATCAAGCTCATTATCGGCTCCGTAGCTAAAACAATTACTCCATTTCAACTTTTGTAGCGTAATCATTAAATATACCTACTATTTGTGGTATCCTCTCGTCCGGTATTTCCAGAATATAGGATAGATACTCTACTAATTCATCTTGAATAGTCATCTCTTTGTCTATGACAAGTGTAGCTTCGCTACTTCGTTTGACTACTTTCTTGTCAAGAAGTTCTGTATTCTTGACGTTCGCAAGCTCTTGTATATCACCTTCTATCTCATAAATTGTATGATGCCAGTCTGTCGGTATCATCTCGTCTGGGTCGCTTACTGTCTTACGAATAAGCTGTGGAAGATTGAAAGCATCCCACATCCATGACCAATTTACTGGGTTTATTAAGAGGTAGCCGGTCTGTACCTCATTTCTATGAAATGAAGTTGTCATAGGGCTGCCTGGGTATACAATATTGCGTTGTGTATTGCTGTGTGCGTGAAGATCGCCTGCGAATACTATTGGAAAGTCCTCAAATCTGTCTAAGTCCACCTCTGGCTTGACGTGTGGAGGAATCTCGCCTCGAACATGAGTAAACAGAGGTTTAGTCTGGTCAAACAGTTCAATAGAATTCTTACGGTGTAAATCAGCATACGGTAGTACACCAAACCCAAAATCATTGTCGACATACGAAATGTCTACAACTTTTACTAAAGGATTTATCTCCCTTGATACTTTCTTCAATTGTGTGAAGAATGTTTTGTTTTTCTTTGTAGCTTCGTGATTGCCGTCATAAATAAGAGTTGGAATCTTTACATTGGCTATGAACTCAAAGTAAAGCTCCAACTCTTCCATGTTCGGCAGACGGTCAAACAAATCACCTCCAATAATGTGCATATTGCACTGTTGTTCAAGCGAGTGTACTTGCTCAAAAAACATTTGGTAGCGTTTGATAGCCCATTCACGAGGTACATTCTTTTGTCCTAGCTTAATGTGCCAGTCTGCCGTGAATAAAATCATCCGATGTTAAACTCATCTTCCAATGCTTCGTCGAGATCTCCCGCCGCGTCTTGACGAATTTCGTCGAGAAGAGTTTTCTGTGCGTCTGGTGTAGGACGAGGCATAACATCATCCATAGACTTCAGGTCAGCAATAGCAGACACTTCGCTATCACTCAGAGCGCGTTGCTTGCACTTGAGTACTTGTAGCTGATACTCTACGTTGTAGGGCAGTGGTCCAGTCTTTACACGCTTGAACTTAACGTCCCAGCCTGTTTCTGGGTCTGTGGGGTCGCCGAGGTCTTCTGCCGCAGTTAAGATAGCTTCAAAGAGCTTCTTCTTGAGATTGATGATTTTGACTTCACCATTATCAATACACTGCATTGCGTAGCTCCAGCCACACTTCAGGTCGGGGTAGTACTCACGAATCCAATCTTTCTCAAGATTGTTGAAACGCTCTTCGTTACGGTCAAAAGACAGACACTCGAAAGGAATCTGCTTACCGTTCTTGCCTTCTAGCCAGTACACATATCGTGCAAGTACGTCGCCAACTAAGCGAACTTCGTTGTCGCCGTCACGATACTGGTAAGAAGTGATTGATGATTTTTTAGCGCCGCCAGCGGCTTTGTTAAATGATAGTGCCATTAGTGTATATTCTCCTGTTTGACTTCTTCGTATAGAAAATGAACTTTACCATCTTCTATGCGTAGTAGGCTATTGTCTTCAAAAAATTCTTGTTCTACTTCACATTGTAGTAGATCAAGTGAGGTTTCCCCAGTTACTAAATAGTCCGCGTACGGACGCATGGAAGCTACTGCGAGGTACTGGGCGATCTCGCGGTATTCGTACTTGTAAGCATTGTACAGTAGTACATCTGGATGAATAAGGAAGGATTGGCCATTAAAATGCTTTCCAGCATATTTATAAATGTCATCGTATTTATTCCTTGGTATCTCTTCATTTACAAGCATTTTAAAGATGATAAAAAGCGCGAGAGGATTACCCTCTGACGCTTCAAACATCTTTTTCCAATCGTAGAATAACATATTATACTCTCATTTGAGGCATTTGTCAAGAAGTATTTTTCTATGTTCAAAGCTGTTTAATAGAATAACCTTGTTTCATGTAATACCCCATTCTGTTTGAGGCTTGTCTCTGGGCTGTCTTACCTTTTAGGTGTATATCAATGATTACTGGGTCGCGTTTATTATCATGTTTACGAACAACTCTACCGATGAGCTGTGTGAGAAGAGGCTCATTATTGATAGGAGTAGCAAGAATAAGACAGCTAAGAGTATTGACTGATATACCTTCGCTAAAAATTGCTTGAGTTCCGTAAAGAATGTTCTTGCTTCCATGTAGTATTTCATCTATAAGTGTTTCTCTTTGCTCATGTGGTACCTCACCCGTAACACATATAGAATTCTCACCAGTCAGTTCGGCGCAGCTTCGTAAGAAATGAACTCGATCTGACACCACAAGTACCTTGTGGCCTCGTGCGGCATATGCTGCTGCTAACATCGCAACAGAGTGGCGATACTCGTCGTTATTTGCAATTGCATTGACTCGTTTAGCCCATGGAATGCTCGCTCCATCGGGAAAGCGAACCTCACTTCTGTAAATGTGTATACTTGGCGTGAGGAAATTCTCTTTCGGTGGTTTGAAAATATGCGGGCTGAAGTAGTCTCTGAAGACGACGTGCTTTCCGTCTTTACGCTCGATGGTGCCAGAAAGTCCAATCTTATACCGAGCATGACTGGTATCAATAATTTTAGCAAATGTTGGCGATGAAACGTGATGCATTTCATCTAATATTATAGTTCCGAATTCTTTTCGGATTTTCTCGATATTCCGATACAAAGTCTGAGTATTCCCGATAACAATAGGGCTATCAAGCTCAAACCTACCACTCCCAATAATGCCGGGACTAAATCCATATACTTTCTCCACTTCTTTGGCCCATTGATTTCGTAGTGGTACAGTATGTGTAACTACGAGTGTTTTTTGGCCCAGTTTCCCTGCGATTGCAAGACCTGTAAAGGTCTTTCCCCAACTTACCCAAGCGTTGATGATACAGTTATCATCCAAAGTGTCATAAACTTCCTGCTGACTTGGCCGTAGCTCAAATGCGAACTCTGGAAAGTCAGCAGGAATGTTCAGCCGCTTTTCGACAATTTCATAATCACTGGGTATCAGGTCCGTTCGTCCGATTGGTATAGATACCAGATTTTCGCGCACCCGCTGCAGATTCTTAATAATCTGTGGAGGGTCATTTGGATTTTGAGAAGGAATTTTGTACGTCAATTCGTCGGACAAAACCTTCCGATACTCCGGTGTACACTCCAGAAAAATACGATTACTAAGAACTGCTTTCATTATAGACCTAACTGATCCTTGGCAATGATGTAGCGTTTAACAAAATCACTACGAACTATATCGTTAATTTCAAAGTCAACCACATCAAATAAGTCAGTGGCTTTTAAAATACGAATAAAGTCTCGTAGTCCGTTTTTCTGTAAGTCTGCCTGTCTAAAGTCTCCACAGAATATGACTCTACAGCCTTCTCCTACTCGAGTTATAATTGAATCTAACTCATGAAATGACATATTCTGGCACTCATCTACAATTATTGTAGCATTACGAAGAGTTACTCCGCGAATAAAAGAAGTTGTCATAAAATGTACAAGTGCTTTTGTTTTGAGTATTTGATACGCATCTCCACGCTGAAAAAGCTCTACGCATATATCTTTGTAGGGCTCTTCGTATACTGATGCTTTTTCTTTTTCTGTTCCTGGTAGAAAGCCAATGTCTCTTGTAGGAACAGCACTACGAATAAGAACGAGCTTATCGTAGTATCCTTTAATCATATCATCAAAGGCAAAGTAACACGCTATAAATGTTTTTCCGGTTCCGGCTACCCCATGTAGAACCATGTTCTTCTCACTCTCGAATGCGCGTAGCTGATTCTTAGTAAGAGGCTCAATCTCTTGCAAATCTAGGTTTGCACCTTGTAAAGTTTTAGATCGTTTAGCCATAATATTTATACTTTTCTTCGAGTGTCCTCACGACGGTCTTCGGAATACTCATATAAAACCCAGGGCAAAGCCCCGTAATGTAAGACTCCAGCGTACCGCATATCATCAGCTGGAGGCCTCGGAATAACAAAAGAATTTTTTACTCCATCAAGTTTGAGCAAAGATGCAGTATCCTTTTGTACTACAGACTTTATTTTGTAATACTTTAACTTACAAAACTCAGTCTTTTCATAGATAAATGGTATACCATTCGTGTCTATAAAATGCTTGTCTTTTGACTTTACTAACCCTCTAAAGTTATCAATCTGATGTTTTAGAGAATAAAGATTTTTGTGCGGTGTTTGCAGACGACGAATACCGAGAGTATCACCATCCATGTTTTTATCATCAACAATTTGTGTATCAAGAAAGAGTAGCCCGTCTCTTCTATCCCAGTTGCCTGAAGGTAGAATATAGACGGGGAATCGAACTTTGTTGATATTTTTATACTGAATCACCATACAATTTTGAGAATTTACCGTTTGAATAGTCTTCGTGG